ACCTGCTAAAAAAGCTGCTGCTCCAAAGGCAAAAGCCGGATTACCACATCCGGGCAGTGCTGCATACAAAGCCATGATTTTGCGTGGCGAAATTAAGGAGTAACTTATGGCGGGATCAGATGTTTTTTCTACCCATGTCTTGTCGTCCGATATTGCCGCTGCCGACCCCAATGGCGTTTGTACGGCGCAAACTACTGGTGGCGCAGCTAACTTAACCCTAGACGGCGCTCTTACGGACGGAGGTGTGGCAACGCTAGTTCCGGCGCGAAACGCAACAATAACTTCTGCCGGTTCTGCGGAAACGGGTAAAACTTTTACTTTCACTGGCACAGATGCCAACGGAAACGCTGTAACAGAGGCTATTAGTGGTCCGGGTTCATCAGCGACAGTTAGCACGACAAATGTATTTAAAACGATTACTCAGATTGCCGTGGACGGGGCGTTAACAGGTAATGTAACGGTTGGCAGTGGAACTACTGTTTCTGAAACGATTTTTGCAGGAAGGGCGCGTATTAGGGGAATTTATTTTGTAAATACCAATAACGCGGGTCCGTTGGCATTTAAAAGTGGAAACAATGGCGATACCGTAATGACTTTACAAACTACGGGTACTCAAAATACGGCGGATTATCCAGATATACCCGATGAGGGAATTTTGTGTGCCAACGGAGTTTTTGTTAATTTCTTGGCCGCTGATGTTGCCGCTTTTACGGTGTTTTATAACTAATGGCTACTACAAAGAATGTGGAGCGATTGCCAAGTGGGCGTTTGAAGTATAGAGGCGAAACTTTTGCGGGATACAACAAGCCTAAGAGAAGCGTAAAGGGCGCTAAAAAGTCGGTTGTTTTGGCAAAAAAAGGAACTGAAGTTAAGCTAGTTCGATTTGGTGATGCCAACATGACTATTAAAAAAAGTCAGCCCGGACGCCGCAAAAATTTTAGGGCTAGGCATAATTGTGACACTGCAAAAGACAAATTTACGGCTAGATACTGGTCTTGTAAAGCATGGTAATGACAATTGAAGAAACAATAGAAACAGAAATAAGACAGTGGTCTAAAGATTTCTTGGAAGTTGTTAACCCAGAATTCAACAATATGCCCGCATGTCCTTTTGCTGCAAAGTCGTGGTCGGAAGAACGAGTAGGTTTTTCATATAAAAATTCGTCTTCATATCAAGGCTTAACAACTATAGTCAGTACATGGGACGATAAATATGATTTAGTTGTTTTAGTAGATTTAGATTACACAAAAAATCACGATTCTTATTATGCTTTTTTAGATGGAATGAATGAAGCAATCGCACAAGGTGTTTTTATTGAAAAAGACATATGGCTTATGGCTTTTCATCCAGACGATGAACCTAACCCTTTGTTTAATAATGAAAAAACCAAAGAAGTCAACTTAGATTACGATTTAAATTTAGATTACGCTATGGTTTTTGTGCAACGCTTATCTAAATTGTGTGAGTCAGCAAAAAAATTAGAAAAAGCTGGTTACTATGCAGAGTACGAAAAACAACACGGTTTAGGTGAAATGTTAGAAGTAAGAGAAAATTACTATCGGAGGCTTAAAAATGGCACGTAAAAAACAAGGTTACAACGCACGTTTAGACGAGTCCCTTGGGGCAAGAAATACGGGCAAAAAAACTCAAAGCTTAAAATCCCGTCGAGATGAAAGTAAAGGGACAGAAAAAGCTATGGGCAGACGGGCTTATGCCGCAGTTTCGACTATGGATAAAGGACGTAAAACTTCTGCTCGAAAGAAAAACGGAGGCAGCGTATCTAGTTCTGATAAGACGCCCCAACATAAACGTATTGCTATGGGACAAAAAGTACCGCAAGGAACTAAAACTGTTAAAGCTGCCAAAGGTGGAGCGATTAAAAAAATAAAAGCGTCTAAGAAACCAGTAAGAATGCGTGGTGGAGGTGCTGTTAAGAAGGTAAAAGCTTCTAAAGGGCCTCGTAAGATGATGGGCGGGGGAGCTGTTAAGAAGGTGAAAGCTTCCAAGGGACCTCGTAAGATGATGGGCGGGGGAGCTGTTAAGAAAGTTAAAGCTTCTAAAGCGCCTCGTAAAATGATGGGCGGAGGAGCGGTTAAGAAGGTAAAGGCAACACGACGGCCAACTAGAATGCGCGGTGGTGGTATGGCCTCTCGTAGAAGGTAAGACCTATGACAACCTCGTCCTCTACTGATTTTGAGCTTGACGTAGCCGATTACGTTGAAGAAGCGTTCGAACGATGCGGGCGTGCTGTTCGCACTGGGTATGATCTCAAAACAGCAAAAAGATCTTTAAATCTTTTACTAGCTGAATGGGCGAATCGTGGACTAAATCAGTGGACTATCAAAGAAACTACAATAGATTTAGCCGCTAATATCCGGGTTTACCCCGGAGGCACTTTAAACATGTCTGTAGCGGCTACTGCCAATTTTTCTATTGGGGAAACTTTGACAGGGGGAACGAGCGGAGCTACGTGTCAAATTACGAGCATCCCTAGTGGGACGAGTTTTGCTATTACTCTTCCTACGGGGACTTTTTCTAACGGAGAAAATATAACCGGAGGAACCACCGGCACAATTACTACCTTGTCCTCGGCAATAGATTTTAATGATGTGCGTAGCACCATTGATTTTCTAAGTGCTGTAATTCGTAGGGACAACACTGACTTTTCTATTCCGAGAGTAAGTCGAGATGATTACTTAACCATACCAAATAAAACAACTACGGGGCGTGTTGATCAATTTTTTCTCAATCGACTGATAACACCGCAGCTCGAACTATGGCCTACACCGAACAACAACACGGATAAAATTGTTTTTAACAGGCTCACGCGCATACAAGACGCAGATACTTTTACCAACACAATGGAAGTGCCTTTTCGATTCTACCCTTGTTTGGCAGCAGGATTGGCTTATTATTTATCTTTAAAGATAGCTCCTGATCGCACGACAATGCTCAAAACTTTGTACGAAGAAGAGTTTATTGTTGCTGCGACGGAAGACAGAGACAGAGCTTCGTTTACTATTCAGCCTTCTATTGCTTATGCGAGGCCAATTTAATGGCTAAGTTTGCCACCGGCAAATATGCATTAGGCGTTTCGGACCGTTCGGGCTTCGTTTATAAATTAAACGACATGCGGTTGGAGTGGACGGGTGCTTTGGTGGGTCCTGATGAGTGGGAGAAAAAACAACCACAGTTAGACCCTAGAAAGCATATTACCGATCCCCAAGCATTAAAAAACCCAAGACCTAATACTCCGATGGTTCTGTCAATTTATGTAGCAGTTCCTTTACCTGAAGACCCCAACTTGCGTCCCGTTACAGGCTTTGGTCAAGTAGGACAAGTAACGGTCAGCACCGATGCCTTGCCAGACGTAACAGTTAATCTTACGGGGGTAGCTGCCACTTCGGCAGTTGGAGATGTAACCGCAAATGCACCCGATGTAAGCACAACAGTCACAGGAGTAGCTGCCACTTCCGCTGTAGGTTCTGTTAGCACTTTATCGGATACTTTTGCAATTACTGTTGCTAATCCGGGTGTAGGTAATAGGTATTATGTCGATGGTGTGCAGCAGGGAACGGTTACTCTAAAAGCAGGAAATACTTATCGATTTGATCAATCTGATTCTTCGAATTTAAATCATCCCTTGCGCTTGTCTACTACTTCAAATGGCACTCATTCTGGAGGCACAGAATATACCACTGGAGTAGTAACAAATGGAGTGCCCGGTTCATCAGGAGCTTATACGGAAATTACTGTAGCGGATGATGCGCCTACCTTGTACTACTATTGTCAAAATCATTCTAATATGGGCGGAACCGTCAACGTATATACTGAATTTATTGTAACGGTGGCTACGGGCACGAATTCTTATGGTACAGGTAATAAATATTATATAGGAGGCGTTGTAAGCCCCACGGTTTCGTTAGTAGAAGAATCCACTTACAGGTTTGATCAATCGGATAGTACTAATCTTAATCATCCTTTGAGATTCTCTACTACGCCAAATGGAACATGGGGCGGGGGTGTAGAATATACTACCGGTGTAACCACTACAGGTGTTCCGGGTAATGCAGGAGCTTACACGCAAATAACTGTTGCTAGTGGAGCACCTACTTTACATTATTATTGTACTAATCACAGTGGAATGGGAGGTCAGGCAAATACGCCGTAAGCTTATGAAACGTAGAGTAAATTTAGGAGCAGGTTGTCCTTTGCGTATGAACAAAGGAGGCGAAGCCAAAAAATCAAGAGTAAATGAAGCCGGAAACTACACTAAACCGGGTATGCGTAAGCGATTGTTCAATTCAATTAAGGCCGGAAGCAAGGGAGGTAATCCGGGTCAATGGTCGGCACGAAAAGCGCAAATGTTGGCCTCGCAATACAAGAAAAAAGGCGGAGGGTATAAAAACTAATGGTTGAGTTTACTGACGCAGCGAAACGAAAAATGATAAGAGAGCTACGCAAAGCTTCTAAATTACACGCGGGGCAAGCGGATAAATTAGAAAAATCGTTGCCTAAAAAAAGAGGTAAGAAAAAACGTGGCTCTTAAAAAATCACAAAAATCATTGAAGAATTGGACGAAACAAAAATGGCGTACAAAATCGGGTAAGCCTAGCGCAAAAACGGGAGAAAGATATTTGCCCACTAGTGCTATTAAATCGCTTAGTGCAAAAGAATATGCAGCAACAACTAGGAAAAAAAGAAAAGACACAAAGGCGGGTAAACAATTTTCGTCACAACCTAAAAAAATAGCAAAGAAAACGAGAAGACATAGATAATGGCGTTTACATACGATCAGTTAAAAACAGCGATTCAAGATTATACCCAAAATACAGAAACGTCTTTTGTGACTAACCTGCCTGTTTTTATTCGTTCGGCAGAGGAGCGGATTTTAAAAACGGTCCAACTGAGTTTGTTTAGAAAAAATGCTACTGGCAATATGACAGTCAGTGACGAGTTTTTAATACAGCCTACGGATTTTCTTGCTCCTTTTTCACTATCTTTTACTGACTCAAATAATGACAAAAAGTTTTTAGATTTTAAAAGCGTAAACTTTATACAAGAATTTAACCCTGATCGCACCGTCACGGGAGAACCTAGATACTACGCAAACTTTGATGTGAGTTCTTTTATCATAGGACCGACGCCAAACAGCAGTTATGATGTCGAATTACATTACTATTATCGGCCGACTAGTCTAACTGCGGGGGCGGGTAGCGGTGAAACATGGCTAAGTCAAAATGCAGAACTGACCTTGTTATATGGGTGTTTAATAGAAGCTTACGTTTATATGAAAGGTGATCCGGGTCTAATGCAAGAATATGAGCAGCGTTATGCAGAATCGTTAGTTGCACTGAAACAGTACGGTGAAGCTAAAGAGGTAACGGATGAATATCGTACTGGCATGGTAATACGAGAAAAGACATGATTACAAACGGTTTAAAAATGGCAGATGATTTTAAGGTAGAGGTGCATACCACTACAAACAGAGGATTTACGCCGGAAGAAATTGCTAAAAGGTGTGTAGACAGAATTGTAGCCATATCAGATCAAGCCAACCCTGTTTTGCAACAACAAGCTCATGCTTTTAAAGACAACATAGAAAAAGTTATTGTTCTATATATAAAAGATGCAGTACAAAGTGATCGCACGACAATTTATAATGCTTTAATGGATGCTGGACAACCTAAACTAGCCGAACACATTAGGAGACTTTGATATGGCTTTTACTGGAAATTATATGTGTACTTCTTTTAAGAAAGAATTATTACAAGGTGTACACAACTTATCTCTATCTGGAGGTAATACTTTTAAAATGGCTCTTTATACAGACGCCGCTACCTTGGACGCAAGCACAACTGCCTATACCTCGTCAAACGAAGTGTCAGGGACGGGTTACAGTGCTCCGGGTCAAAATTTAACGAACGTAGACCCTTTGACTAGCGGCACAACCGCTTATGCAGAGTTTGGTGATGAAACTTGGTCATCCTCTACGATTACGGCACGGGGCGCTTTGATTTATAATGATTCTGCTTCAGGCGATCCTTCAGTTGTAGTTTTAGATTTTGGATCAAACAAATCGTCAAGCGCAGGTGATTTTGCAGTTGTAATGCCTACGTTTAACTCAAGTTCGGCGCTTATTAGGATTGCCTAGTGGCTACGGACGTAACCATCCGTTTAGAGGGATGGGGTGTTTCCAGTTGGGGTTCTTCGACCTATGGCTG